TAATTGCTTTGACTCTTCCTCAGATAATGAGTACAGGTCTATATTAAACTTTGAAAGAACATCTGAAGGTTCTGCGGGCGGCTCAGTTGATTCCTCCTCTGATTCATCCGGTTCTTCAGTAGACTGATCCTCTGCCTCGACCTCTTCCGTAGTTTCTTCAACGGGTTCAGCTTCAACATCGGTTGACTGTGTATCCTCTCCCTCGCGTCTCTGCATCAAGTTAGTTGCAAGATCAGCTATGGAAAGATTACCTTCGTTTGTAACATCCACAGAGTTTTCGGAGGACTCTGAGTTAACCTCTTGAATTACTTCTTCCATAATTATTCAAGGCATGAATAGCCTAGTGTAGCAAAATGTAGTTGATTGTACCACAAAAGGCAACAAAAAAGCCCCTATGGCCTACCCCATAAGACCATAGAGGCTATTATCTACGAGCAAAGAAATTATAATTTATAGAAGGTGTCTAGCTCTTCATCAATTGCTTCCAACTTACCTGTCATCATGTAATGTCGATTTGTGCAGTCGATGATTGCTTTTGTCTGCAACTGACGGATCACTTCCTCGCGCATTGCTTCACGCATCTCGATGTACTTCTTAAAGTGTGGATCGTTCTTTAAAGTGGCTAATGCCTGGATTGCTTCATCCGGGTCAATATCGTGGTATGTTTTTCTTTTGCGGGGACTCATCGTTTATTTTCTTTTGCGTGCAGTTTTAGCTGCTTTCTTAAATGCCTTTGCAGTTGGTGCGCCTTTCGATCCGGGCTTTCTCATCTTCTCACCACTACCTTTTTTTATACGCTTTCTTTTAGCGTGTATGTTTTTATATAAACTCATATTACCATTTCTTACATGACCAATAGCCAGCAGTTAGTTTAGACTTTTTCTCATCGCATTTATGTCTCGCTCTGAAGGATTTACGCCTAGCGGGTTCTGATTTTCTAATTCGCATTTGCGGATCACCAAACCTAACAAGGCGGACTTTATCACCTTCTTTAGCAAGGACTGCAAACTTCTTGGACTTACCGGGTGTCCGCTTTGGTTTATTATAACCACTAAAACGCTCACCTCTGTGGGTAATACTCACTTTTTCTTGCGCTTGACCATCTTCTTACCGGTCTTCTTGGCATATGATTTGGCTTTTGCTATACCTTTTTTTCCGTATCCAAATTTTTTTCCTCCTACCATTGGCATAATATTTTCCTCCTATTAAGCTGCTGCTCCTGTTTGTCCAAATTGTGTGGGTGCTGCGCCCAGCCTTCCAATCTCAGCGTTCGCTTTTTGCTGAACCTGCATCTGTCTTTGTTGCATGTAATTCTGAATACGCTCCTGTAAGGCAGGATCTTGTTGTACCTTTTCTGCCACATCAGGTTGAGCTAACCATTGCTGGAATATCTGCAATTTCATCTCATGTGCATCATTAGGCTTAACATTGGGTGGTACACCCGCATAAATTTCTGCAATGGTTTGTCTTTCCTCGTCCATTGCTTTCTGCGATGCAGTTTCCTTGGGCAACATAATACTTTCAGCAGCACCAGGTAGAATCTGTCCAACTGCAATCTGTAAAAGTCTTTCAGTATCTAGCGTGCCATTTCTGTCTAGTTGTGCGCCAAGTTGTGCGATTGCTTTTACACGCTCAAGCATTTGCTCTGGATCTTGAGTTGCCACATCAAACTGCATGTAAAAATCAAACCGCTCGTTTGGATTACCCTTGGCATACTTCTGCATGTCCTGCATGCCTGTAACACGGAAGTATTCTGCATCTGGGCCATACTGCTGATAAAGTGAATATACTTGATCGAGTACATATTTGAGATGGTGGAATACTTTATCCACGATCTCTTGCTGTTTCATCTGTGCCTCGATTGGATCTACACCTGGTGCATTGCGTCCAAGCAGTCTGTTTGCCTGCTCTTCTATATATCTTCTAATCTCTATATTAGCTGCACTTCCACGAGGAGTATCTGCAAATCTGTACTCTCCTGGCGTGCGATATGGAACGCGGACACCTGGCCCCCACTTCGATGGGGCGCGTCCTATTGGGTGTTCCAAAGGTGGTAAAGTTGTTAATGATTGCGAGTCAATACCAGCGTCAACTTCTGCTTTTAATACTTGTTGTAAACTTTCCAACCTCTCAGGTACTGAACGTGCAGAATAAAGTTTCTTCGATGTTCTCTCTATCTGAGTGACCACAAATGGATACTGCCCATGTGCATAATCAAGTAATTGATGTTTGGCATACAGATCCGAAATCTGAGGGTGCAGGATTGTACAGTAAATACCAGGTATATTATCTTCATCCAAGAGTCTTTGATAACAGTACACTATTCTAATTAGACTATTTTCATTGTCTCTAGTGAACTCATCATTCTCTCTTAGCTGATATAAATTCTCATCATTGTCCTCACCCTTTCCGGCAAGTTCAATTGCTGCATCCACAAACTCTTCTGACCACTTTTCAGTACTAATTTTAGCCCTTAATTGCTCTGGAGTCATACTGACTGCATGAAATACATAAGGAGCTTCCTGTGGATTCATTGCATAGGATGGCCAAAATACATCCTCGTCAGGTGCAAGCGCACGAATCTTTGGTCTACTTACCACTTGGCGGGTAACAGGTATTGTGGTTTCTCCGTCCTTGCGTAACTCACGCAACATTGCACGAGCTTTAGACTTTCCAATATCAAACTGAGATTTTAGAACTTCTGTGAGTTCTTCATCCATACTACCGTCCTGTATTGCTCCGGCAACTTGTGGTAATACTTGGGCAACTTGGTCTAACTTAATGGTCTGTTGTTGCTTTAACTCCTGATTCTCGTACCAGCAGTAATGAACCATCATGCCCTTCTCAAATAAATGATTCAGTCCCAACTCAATCTCAGGATAAAACTCATCCATCTTAGTGTTAATCAACCAGCGTAAGAACATACTTACCACATTGGCACGCTCAACATCATTGGATTCAACAGGTGTGGCAACAATGTGCGCACGTCTTATTGCATTCATGGACATTGCCACTCTGCAAGATATCGCATCATCTACTAATCTTACCTCTTGGTCACTCGCTCCCTCCCAAGGGAACACTTCACCCGTCTGATTAATGGATGCATGCTTCTTAAAATCATCTGATTTACCTGACCATAAACAATGCCGGGTATCATAATCTCTTTGCCTACGATCTAACCATTCACCTAAATCACTTTGCGTGCGCTTGTAGGCTTCTGCAAGGTAAGCAATGTCAGGCTCTTTGGAGACATATAATAATTCTGGATCGCTGGCAGAGAGCATGTGTAGCATAAAACTACATTATACACCTAATGTAGTCAATCAATAACCACCACCACCTGTGACCTGGATGTCACGATGTGTGATATGTTCCGCACCACTCACAAATAAATATCGAAGGCAGTCAATTTGGTCAGAGAAGTAATCACTCTTACTCTCTCCTGCATATTCAAGCATGGATGATATTGTATTCTCGCATTGATCAGAAAAGTAAAGTTGTGGGCAATTTTCCTCAGTCATAGGTTCTGTGTCATCCCATGATAGTGCATCATTGATCTTGGCAATACCTGAGTCAATGGACACACCTGGTGCAGCACGGAATACAAATCCCATGTTACTCATGGTGTTAATTATATTGCTCTCACCCTCTTTCGTGCGGACTGTGGCTGCACCCATTCTTGGGTCAACTATTCTCTCAAATATATCCTCACCGACTTCTTGTGCCTCAAAGTATTCCTTATAATCTGCATATCCCCAACCCAGAGGTCTTTGTCCTGGGCCAGCTTTACCAACTGCTTTACCAGCACCATTCACATGGGGTATTGCCCATGCACCCATTGTGCTGTCTGGAAACTCGCGATATACATAAATCTTACCATCATCTGTAACTGCTGCCCATAATCCAACCCAAGGTTTACTACCACCCGGATCGCATATAAAGTAACGAGTACATTGAACGGTTGGGTCAGCAATGAATGGTATCTTACTATGTTCTATTACATTTGTCTCACGCTGGAATTTTGGGAACTTACCTTCAAAACTCTTACTAGGTATGCCATATAATCGAGCAAGTTTTACTTCCTGTGGTTGCTTGCTGTATGTACGTACAAGTTCCTTATAATCAACAAAGGGACTCATTTCTGACCAAAAGTAATAAATTCTACAGTCTGGCCAATTCATGGATACCTGTTCAACGGGTAACTCCCTGCCCAATAACTCACTATACTTAGACTCCACAGTCTCTGCACCTTTGAGTAAACTATTAATCAGAGGTGTCCATCCCTGCAATGTTGTAAAGGTCAGCATGACCCTACCATGATAGTCAACTGTTCTACCACCAACCAATGTTTCAAATACATTTTGTGGTGCTTCCTCATCCATGTGAATGCAATGTGCAGACCAACCCTCAAAGATTTGTGGATCTGCCATATACTGCCGATAATTATTAAAGTATATTGTACTACCACGTTCTGCATCCTGACTTGTGGGTGGTAAGATTGCTTTGCCTGCATTGAATCCATTCTTCTGTGTGTATTGTAAGCTATGATTCGCACCCTTCTTCTTGCTTCGCTTGTACCTTGCCGGAAGATTTTCCCAGATGTAACGCTGAGAATCTGAGATACTTCTCTCCTCACTCACATGCATGGATCGAATCTCTGCTTCTGGTATTGCCTGTGCTAAATGCACAAGCATACGAGACGCGAAAGTTGTTTTCGAACTCCGGTTACCGCCCAAAATAATATGTATCTTTGTGGAGTCCCAATTCTCCATCACTCTGCGCCACCCAGGAAGAGTCCAACCCCACTCGATGGGATCTTCCTTCTCGCTTGTGGGTTGATCCAATAATAATCGAGTAAGTGTTTCTGCACGTACAGGATCTTGTACAGTTAGTCTGTCTATCTCATCATCCGTTAATGCACACTTTAACTCGCCCTTTACATACTTAAAATCCTCAGTCCAAGGCACGCCAAAGCGTGCGTTAATCTCGTCAGCATAGGTTATTTTACCCACGATTACACCCCGCACATCCCATCACATTCTTGTGTAAATCCAAATTCTTTTTGGTCTTTTTCTGTATCAGTTCGTAAGTCAACTTCATCAAGTGGTTGGTGAGATCTATGGAGATATAATTTTTGTTTAGTGTTATATACACCGTTTCTTATTCTCTTATCTAAATCTACAGCTTTTGCATATTCTTCAGGCTCTTCCTCTTTAAGCCTGCTCCATTCTTTATTGCTATGGTATGGGCAGAACCAACAGGCAGAGCGTGGAGGTTTCGGATATCCGTTATCTTTCATCCACTTTAAACAGTCATGCCTATGCATATCCATTTCGATTAAAGGCCATCTGTGTTGAATCCATGATTCTCGTGATTCTTTCATTCGTTGAATCTCATCCTTAGAAATTCCGATCCAAGTGGTGACGATTGGTTCTTTTGGCTTTCTTCCCTTCCACCCAGCAATCTCTTTAGTCTTTCGATTAATGGGTCGAATCTTAAAGTCTGTTGTACAAGTCCTCATTAGTAATCCTGTCTCTGTAAAGAATGGAGGATTTGAACATCTGCTCCCCTTGATTCCTTTTTCAACATCAACAAGTAAACCATCTTTCTCCATCACTCGATACACGGGGAAAGGAAGCTCGCCCTCTAACCAATCAAGATAATCATAAACACTTTTTGGCTCTGCGCCCACATCAGAAAATATAGCCGCAGTAGGCATAGGTGTAATCTCTCCCTTTGCCGCCATTAATGCCATAGCGGATGACTGAACACCTGCACCAAGTGATAATATATGTTTCATTAGTAGTCGTTTGTAGTCTAATTACCCACGATTTAATATCTCAATCCCTACGATCATCGCTTCTTCGAGCGTGTTGCACGGGATTTCCTTTTCACCAATTTGCCAGCCTTCCTGATCCGTTCCAATGTCTCTTGGCTTAATTGCAAGGGTGGTGGCCCTAGCTTTTTCAAGTCGCACCTCGGTAATTCGGCAACTGATTCGGATATCGCTCGTCCGTATTTTCTCCAAAAGATCGGATTGTAGCCCTTGGGTACTTTCATTCATTGCATGTGCAGGTTGATTCAAAAAACTGTTTCCATTGTGACCCACACTTCCAACATCTCTGCCATCCAAATGGGGCTTTTCTTGCCCATAACTTCTGTTGGTCAACTACCCAATCATCATCCCCATCTATCCACTTCATACCTTTGCCTGCTCTTCCATTAACTGCTTCTCAAGCTCGATTACTCTACGCTTTAAGACCATATTTTCATCCGTTAGTCGCCTAACCCATAATGGCCAATTCTCAATCTTCTTCCCCGTGGGTGCATATAAGTTCATTCTTCTTCCTCCTCTAAGTCCATATCACATTTAAAATCGATTACATCTTCCTTGTAATACTCCCTTGCTGCGCAAACCATGCATTCAACAATGGTGTCATCCTCCATGTCAGATTCCTCTGACCAGCGATGAATCAGGTTCTTAAACTCGTGGGTACATTGTCTTACTTCTTTTGGCATAATTTCTAAAATCATCTATTCTGTCAGGCATTTGCCTGGGAACTTTTGTGCGGTAAACCTTGCCATATGAGTTGATTGCAAGTTCGTTCTTGTTCCAAAATCTTAACCATGCTTTTTGGACTTCCTCGTATGGCACATGGCATTCATTTCCTTCCATAAAGTCTTCCATGCTAGTTCTGCTGTTTGTGGGACAACTCCATTCCCCAAGAGTGTAAGTCGCTTGTTCCTGTAGGGAGACCCATGAGGTTTTCCACCCAATCTGGTGACAATTGTTCTCGGTGACTCCCATTCGTATTGCTCCTCTCCTGGTCTAGCAGGCCAGCGTGTCTCTTGGCTTCCTCCGCTAATACCTTGCCACCTGTTCCTGGTTTCCTGCTTCCCGGATTGCCTGCTCGTGGACTTGGCCACATCTTTAGATCCCTGCCCAAACACTTCTGATTGGACTCTAGTGATGTCCTTGCTCCCTCCACATGATCGCTTGCTTGTGGAGTTGCCCAGGATAAAAACTCGTTTTCTTCTGTGTGGAGCGCCAACTTCTTCCGCTGAGAATATTCCTGCCGCCACTTTGTAACCATCTTCTTCCAAGTCGCTAATGACTGTGGAGAGTCCAAGCGAAATATGTCCTTCGACGTTTTCTGCAAAAATCCATTGAACTCCAATTGCCCTGGCGTGTTCTCTGATTCTAGGCCAGAGGTGTCTTGGGTCTTTCTTTCCTTGTCGCTTGCCTGCTGAACTAAACGGCTGGCAGGGGTAGCCACAAGTGATGCCACGTATTTTTCCACGAAACTCTGATGCTGGGAAGGTGGACAAATCAGACCAGATAGGCGCTTCATCCAGCCTGCCTTCTTCAATTGCTTTAACCAATACTGCTTGGACATAAGTTTCCCGTTCGCAGTAGCAGACTGTTCTAACATCCACGCCTGCTCTTCTAATTCCAAGTTCAAGCCCTCCGTATCCGGTACAAAAGCTGATAATGTTTTGGGTATTATCCACATTACTCCTCTTCCTCTTCATCCTCAGTCGGATTGCGCCATCCCTCACCACGTCGTCTCCGCCTTTCAGCAATTAATTCATCGTGATACTCATCACATTCCTCATCACTCATACTAACCTGTCCTTTCTGTCGTAATTGCCCACCAATGACCAAAGGTCACCATCCTCACGCTTAACCTTAACCACACTACCCAATCCAAACTTACCAGGTTGGGCGCGGATCTTACCATGCGTGCCATCATCAAATTCTATAAATCTTAGGTATGGATTCTTAGGTAACATATACACCTTTGCCATACGCTCATCCCCAAGGGTCTGCTTAATCATCCCCTCCTTTACCAATACCCTCTCCTTCTTCTCACCCTCCTCCTTCTGGTTACTCTCCAACTCTAGTAACAAGGTAACCATCTTCTTGCTTAATCGGTTATTACTAAAGGCAAGCCTGACTGTGACAGGCTTAACTCCAACCAAACCACTAAACTCCGTGTAGTTCATACACGCCTCCTTTAAAACACCTTTCGCTCGTTCTGTATCCATTTGTCACCTTATGTAGTCTTTATCTTGACAAATCAAGTTCTTTTTGAAAAAAACTAAAATTTCATGCCAAAACAATATAAACGAAGAGCAAGGAAACCCGGTACAGTCCGTGGATTCTGTGATGAAATGACAAAAAATAATATTATCAAATCAGCCGCCAAGATTGCAGCTAAACAATCAAACGGAAAAAAAGAAGCAGAGATCCTAATGAAACAAGATCCAGAACTTCGTCAGTCAATCGGTAACTTCCTACGATATCGCCTGGACATGACAGAACAAGAGTTCCTAAACAAAGTAAACAACAAGCTCTCAGATATGGTGGCAGACTCCCTAAACACTCTACACAACAAACTAGACGAAATACCACCCCAAAACCTAGCCTACGCAGTTGCCGTACTCATGGACAAATTCCTAACCGTATCAGGCAGACCATCCAACATTACTGCATCCGCAAATGTTACCCTCGGCTCTTCAGACATGTCACCAGATCAAGTACGCTCAATCCTAAAAGGGGCTACAAAAGAAGTTAAAAAACAACCCAAGGAAGCATCCAAGGAAAAAGTCGTAGACATCACGCCAAACGATGACTCCGCTAAATAAAAAAATCATAGCACTACGCAGAAAAGGTCATTCCTTTAAACAAATTGCCAAACAACTCAAATGTTCAATATCAACCGTCTCCTACGCACTACGCAAAAAAACAAGGCAAAAAGTAAAAGATAAAACAAAACAACTCCCAACATACGAAAAATTACACAGAAAAAAAATCTATAGATTTCAAAATCATAAGACACCATACAAAACATCCCTACCCTGGTACTTAAACAAAACACCAAGGCAAATATCAAAAGGAATTACCACCAAAGCATTCACCTTTCAAAGACGTATGACATTCAACTACAAAGATGTTCAAGCCAAATTCGGTGACCACTTCCCATGCGCACTAACAGGTAGACCACTAGACTTTAACAAACCAGATACCTACGAGTATGACCATATCCTACCCATCGCAAGAGGCGGGGATAACTCAATCGATAACCTGCAAATCGTATGCCCAGAAGCAAACAGGGCAAAAGGTATGATGACCGATCAAGAGTTCTTAGAACTATGCAAGGAAGTTGTTATCCATGCAGGGCATAGAATATATAAACCTATAGACACCTAACTTTTACAGGTATTGTGGCGGTGGGGTTTTAGGATTTCCCCTCTGGTTATTTCTATCACCTGTTCCGTAACCACATAAAAGCGGGACACCCTTCCTTGCAAATCAAGGATCGTACTCCGCATATACAACCCAAACTACAAAACAATACCCTCGAGGCCATGCTGTGCGGTGAGGTATGGGGGTGTGGGGGCGTGGGCGTGATGGGCTTGCCCCCATCATAACCATGCGCAAAACGAAGCCCCATCAAGGGGGGCATATTGCGAAAAAAGTTATGCGGGGGGTGATAATAATATAGAAAGAACGCAGGCACGCACGCGCACCCCCGCCCCCCCGCATGCGCGCCGTGCGTGCGGCTATTTATAACGTTTTTGGATGATGTTATTTTTTTTAGAAATTGCACG